TGATCGTTTCGATATCAGATACCGGTTTATTAAACAACACTGCTCCACTGCCGAAAAATGGTTCTACATAACTATGATGTTCCGGTATCAGTTCGATCAACTTTGAAGCTATATTCCATTTGCTTCCCGGATATTTTAATACTGTTCTCATTTTCAAAAGGAGACCGCATATGCTTCACTCTGGCCAGAGTCTCGGCTCCTTTCTGTTCAATTATTTTTTCCGCTTTCTCGGCTGGTAGTTGTCGCACCAGCCTACTTCACAGTTTCTGTGATTACCAGTCATTGAGTAGTAGCCACATGTTACATTTGCATTGTTACCCCATTCACTGAATCTGCATTTTTTACAGACATGAATGGTCGTCTTTATCATTGCCATCACAGCCTCCTGCAAAATGTAATTCCATCAGATCCGCAATCATCAGGTATTCCTGCGCGTATTTGCTTTCCCCATGAGTTTCCAGTACCTTTTCTCGAAATTCTTCCAGTGTTCCGTAAAAGAATCCGCATTTGGCTCCCACAGATCCGTCTTTCTGGCAGAAGAATGTAATTGTCTGCTGCTCACTGCCAAACCCTCCAACTATTGCATAATCCAGATTTTCGGCGACACATGCATTTCCGTAGACCTGTGCATTTCCAGAGATCCATGCATTCCCGTAGACCTGTGCATTTTCGGATATCTGTACATTTCCAGCGACACATGCATTTCCATAGACCTGTGCATTTCCAGAGATCTTTGCATTTCCATAGACACATGCATTCTCGAAGACTTGTGCATTGCCAAAAACCTGTGCATTGCCGGAGATCTTTGCATTGCCGAAAACTTGTGCATTGCCGGAGATCCATGCATTTCCGTCATCATCAATGTTACTTTCTTTCTCTACAAACCCTCCGAGGTCTCCTTCTTTCACATTTCCAAATTCCACAAGAGCCTTTATTCTAAATAATTTCTTTCCAAAAATATTGGTCACATATTCTGCTGTAAGCTCAAATTTTTTCATTTTCTCACCCTCTCTATCAAGCAAACGGTAACTCTTCGTCAATTCCATCTGGGATGTTCATGAAACCATTTTCATCAGTCATTGGATTGACTGCATTACTTGGATTAGCCGGAGCTACGCTCTGCTGATTGCTGTTTTTACTTTCACCAAACTCAATCTCTTCCACCAGAACATCTGTAGTGTAAACCTTGTTTCCGTCCTTGTTCGTATAAGAGCCTGTCTGAATCCGTCCACAAATATTAGCTTTCATACCTTTACGGAAGTATTTTTCGATAAACTCCCCGGATTTCCCGAGCGCTACACAGTTGATAAAATCAGCTGTCGGATTTCCATCACCTTTGAATCTCCTGTCTACTGCCAGAGTAAATCTCGCAACCGCAGTTGTTTTCTCTCCGTTTGAGTATCTAACGTCAGGGTCTTTCACGAATCTACCTGTTAAAATTACTTTATTGATAAGTCATTCCACCTTTCTTCTAATCACCATTTCATATTCTGAATTTGGATATTCTTCTACCATATTGGGTAATAATTCCCTTTATCATCCGCAACCCAATAACCTGTGCTCCAAGTATCAGTTAATGGGTCGTAGACTTTTCTGCCTTTAATCATCTAATCAACCTCCAAGGTTAGGCATTACGCATTCCCATACATAATCATCATATCCAGTTTCTTTATCCTCTTTTAAGTTGCCGTTTTCGATAAGGATATATCTGCTAAATTCCATACCTCTTTCAAATGCTTCTATTTTTATATCCACATTGTATGCTTTGGATAATTCAATGTATGGTTCACTTTCTACGCCCCAAGCTGCTCTAAACTCCACAGCGATACAGGCATTTCCATCTTTTCTTTTCCAGACATTTATTTCGTTTGGCTCAACAAAGTTTCTGCGGGTACCTTTTATATGTGCAGTCTCTTTAACATATATAGTTCCATCTTCTCTGTCTATCTCAATGGCTTCTTTGTCAAGTTCTTCTCGCATATCATTTCTAATGGTAACTACTTTCCAAACTTGAAGATTGTCAGCCAGAAGATTAAATACATCTTCCTGCTTTCCTCTGATTTTTAACATTCCCTCGCACCAGTTCGGCATATCAATTCTCCTTTCTAAAACGGGCAATCACTAGGATTTTTCAAATCCCAACTTTTCCCTGCAACCGCAACATCTACATTCGCCCCATAAGCAACTTTTTTCATCTTTTCGATGAATTTATCGGCATCTGCATTTTCTTTTGATAAATGACACATAATAACGTTCTGCAACTGATCTGACGCATTGGCTTTCACAAATTCGCAAGCTGTATCAATGCTCATGTGTCCCCGGACAACATGATTTTTCTTTGCATCGTCACCAGACAGCAATTCCTGGTCATAATTGACTCCCAGGAGAATGTGATTGACATTTTTGAACCGCCACTTCACAAATTCGCAGTCCGTAATGTACAACATTCTTCCTATTTCTGTATGTTCAATCATAAATCCATATATCGGGCAAGGTGTTCCGTCTGCGTCTGTATGCGTCCAGTTTCCGTCTATTGTTGTTAAATCAAATGGTTTTGTTATAAACTCTCCTATCTTCATTGTTCTCATATAGGCAACTTCTGAATATAACCCATATATTGATATTCCAATTTTCCTAAAATCTTTTACCGACTTGCTATGATCAAGGTGCTTATGGGTGCATAACACACCCACGACATTCTTAATGTTCCAGTTCAGTGCCTTTTTGATTTCCATAATCGGTATTCCGCAGTCCAAAATCAGTGTTTCCCCGCTGCCTGCAATTAGCAAATAGCAGTTGCCAGTGCTTCCGGTTGAGACTGTTTTCAGAATCATACTTTCACCTCATCGTCTGCTGGAAATAGGAAAACCTTAGGATTATCAAAAAACGTATAAAAGCTATTACCATTTGTTGCCTGAGCAAATTTCAAATACGCTTCTCTCAACAATTCCATTACTTTCAGTGCTTTTTCTTTTGTAGAATACTTTCCTAGTATTAGGCACTCTTCATCTCCAACAAATTGAATTTTTACATTGTTTTCGTTGTATGGATCAAGAAAAACCACACTCTTGTCATATGGATAGTCCATACTCCTATCCTGTGAAATTACTCTCATTTTATCCCTCCTGCATGAACTCCGGCATTGCCTGCTGACCGTCCGGTTCGGTCACTGTTCCAGCAGTTTCTTCCGGTTCAAAATCCATAGAATTTGCATTCTGAACGATCTCTTCATGAGCCTGCTCCTGTACATCTTCAATCTTGTATTCTTTGAAATCACCATCAATAATCTCTTCTTTTGTGTACAGACCCATAGTCAGTTCCGGGCAATTAAGACTGGAAAAGAAAGATGCTGCTCTGTAACGAAGCATCAGCTGTGGCATGGTTTTCCATTTACTTCCGTTTTTGCTAAGCCATCCCTCTGCTCTAGCCATGTCCATGTCAACCGTCATACCTTCAACTTTTCTACCATTCTTCATTACCCATGCTGTGCAAGAAAATGGCTTTCCATCCTTGTCCTTTTTCTCCTCGAACTGTAATTCTGTATCAAATTTTCCGCTGTTATTGATCGCAGCAATCAAAAACTTGGAACTCCATGACGGTCTTCCCTGAATCACATTAAGATTCTGCATTACCATAAGTGGACTTACGTGTAATCTCTGCGCCTGTTCAATGGCAATCAGACAGTTTGCTTCATTTCTCTGGAACGTTTGTGGCACTATGGTTGAGCTTGACAATGCTTTTGCCATCTGCATAGCCATAATGAAGTTATCGGACGTTCCAAAAATTCCAAGGCTGTAATCCGTCACTTTATTTCTTGATACTTCTCTCTTTTCCTCTGTTACTGCTACCTGTGTATCTGCCATAATCACTTATTCCTCCAATAATTCTTTTACATATAAATCCATCGAATATAACATTAGCATTTTCTTGAATATCTTTTATCAATAGGCGTACTCAATGCCTTATCAATGCTCCATCCCATATGTAATCTCTTTGCTAACGAATCTCTGGAAATCCCTATAATTCTAGCCCATTCAGATATGCTTTTTTTCTTTCCGTTATACTCAATAAACTTCGCATGTCTGCTATTATTGTTTTGAACCAAACTAGTTACCCATCTACAATTTTCTGGACAATAGTTTCCATTATTATCAATTCTGTCAATAGTTAATTCTTCCGAATATCCGTTTTTCAATGCCCAATCTAAAAAATTTACAAATCCATTTTCTCCTAGCCATTGATCGCACATTCCAATTCCTCTTCCACCATAATTTTCATATTCTTTCGCATACGTTTTATAACATCTACTTTTAATATTGTTGTATATACGATATAACCTTGAGTCAGAAAATCCGTGTTTTTTATTAAATCTATTTCCCGTACCTAATCACCTCCTGCAAAGTATGCTCTGCCAGATCCTTTGCTTTCAGAATTACTTTTAGTTCTGTTTCTGGCATTTATTTTTCCTCTGATTCAAAGATTGCAGAAGAAAAGATACAAAATGGGCGAACACCACTGCTGAAGTCGTAATCGCCGCCGATGACATCGCCGGTCGGAGCAACAACGGTAACACTGTTTTTGAAGCCATTGCAAGGTGTACTCCACGGAGAAATCAACCAGAACCAATCGTCTGTATTTGGAATGAGCTTTCTATATTTCCGGTACTCGTCCACTGTCAAAAGTGACACTTTATCATCACAGGTTCCGTACTCCGTCTGGCCGTCCAAAGAAAGAAGATTTCTTTCAAATCCTATCAGATTACCTGCTCCGATTTCTGATTCAATCTTTTTCAAAAATTCTTCATTCAAATACTTCCGAAGATTGCTGGTTCTCCAGTCATTGTTTTCAGAGCTGAATTTCATTTCACCTATAGAATCAGACAGGCAAACATAACCGTCAGTTGTGATATCAATAATCTTCCAATTAACTCCTGCCAGTTCAAATGTTTCGCCAATAGTAAGAAATTTGGAAAATTTCTTGTTACATTCTACTTTCTGGCCGCTTCTCAGCTCTTCCATTTCTTTTTTTAACACATCAATCTGTTCCTGCAATGCTTTCATTGTTAATCCCATTTTCATTCTCCCTTCGATACAAAGATATTAGATTTTAAGA